CATCGGTTTCACTGCAACGCAATAGCCTCTACGCGACTGAATATGACCAGAAGCGTCCGGCGCGTCATATCTTAGCCGCAACCTCGCAGGAGTGAAACGCCCTTGGTAGAGCGCTTGGTCAAACCGCCGCGAGGGCCTGCGCCGGCGCGCCGAGCAATGGTGTAATTGGGTCTTTCAACCACTGCTCCACCAGAGGCCAGACCTCGGCTTGGGCAGCTTTGCTGACCAGCATCTCGACATGCCCGAAATCTTCGGTAAACCCGTGCTTGCGTCCCAGACACACATATTGCCGATGCTCAGTGCCGACTTGTTCGAACAGCTTGCGGCAGGCCCAGTCCGGGTCCTGATGGTCGCCCGCCGCACTTACCGCCAACAACGGCACGTCGACGTCCGCCAAGCCCTTCCACCAGTCACGCTCGGCATCGCCGAAACGCCCGAACAGCCCGTGCCAGCGCATATTTTCAATCAATACCCCCACCGGCTCGTCTTCGGGCCCGCGTTTGAAACGCGCACCGGACACTTCAGCCATTCGCTTGAGAATAAAGCGCCCGCCCCACTCCACTGGTGGAATTTTCAACGGCCAGTAGGTGCGGCTGACCTGGCAGCCAAATAACGCGACCGAAGCCACCGCCGGCGCACCCAGATACTGACCGCCCAGGGCCGCCGCCAAGGTCGTGCCGCCCAGAGAATGGCCGATCCAGTGCGGGATCTGCGCGCTTTGCTCACGCACGAACGCGCCGATGGCCGGCAAGTCGTAACGCGCATAATCGGCCACCCGGTTACGCGCATATGCTTGATTGCGCTTGGACAGACCATGGCCGCGCATTTCCGCAATCCACACGTCAAAGCCTCCACGAGCCAGATAGGCGCCCAGGCCAATGCCCTTGGGCGAGTACCAGAAACGTCGATTGGAAAAACTGCCGTGCAACAAAATAACCGGGATGCCCCGGTTTTCCGGGACATCGGCCAGCCCCAAACGGGTCACCGCCAGTTCGACGCTGCCGTCCGGACTGTTGCCGGGTTTGAGGCGATACACATCTTCACTCAGGTCGCCACGACGCTCAGCGCTGATCAAGGCGACGGGAAACAGGTTGCTGCTGCTTTGCATAATGTTCTTGCACAAAAAAGGGCGGCGTCCACATGGATTCCCGCCCTATACAGATAAGAATGCCGGTCAACCTCACGGCTGACCGGCACTTTTCACGGATCGACCTCAGGCGGACGCTTGGCCTTCCGCCAGGAAGAACCAGGTTTCCAGCACCGAGTCTGGGTTCAGCGAAACGCTTTCGATGCCCTGCTCCATCAGCCATTTGGCCAAGTCAGGGTGGTCCGAAGGGCCCTGACCGCAAATGCCGATGTACTTACCGGCCTTGTTACAGGCCTGGATGGCATTGGCCAGCAGCTTCTTGACCGCCGGGTTACGCTCGTCGAACAGGTGCGCAATGATCCCGGAGTCACGGTCCAGGCCCAGGGTGAGCTGAGTCAGGTCGTTGGAACCGATGGAGAAACCGTCGAAGAATTCCAGGAACTCTTCAGCCAGGATCGCGTTGGATGGCAGTTCGCACATCATGATCACACGCAGGCCGTTCTCGCCGCGGGTCAGGCCGTTCTCAGCCAGCAGGTCAACCACCTGGCTCGCCTCGCCCAAGGTCCGTACGAACGGCACCATGATCTCGACATTGGTCAGGCCCATCTCGTTACGCACGCGTTTGAGCGCGCGGCACTCAAGCTCGAAGCAGTCGCGGAAGGTTTCGCTGATGTAACGCGAGGCGCCACGGAAGCCCAGCATCGGGTTTTCTTCTTCCGGCTCGTAGAGCTTGCCGCCGATCAGGTTGGCGTACTCGTTGGACTTAAAGTCCGACAGACGCACGATGACCTTTTTCGGGTAGAACGCCGCCGCCAGAGTGCTGATGCCTTCCACCAGTTTCTCGACGTAGAAACCCACTGGGTCGTTGTAACCGGCGATGCGCTTATCGACGCTTTCCTTGATATCCAGCGGCAGGCCGTCGTAGTTCAGCAAAGCCTTGGGGTGCACGCCGATCATACGGTTGATGATGAATTCCAGGCGGGCCAGGCCCACGCCGGCGTTCGGCAACTGCGCGAAGTCGAAGGCGCGGTCCGGGTTACCGACGTTCATCATGATCTTGAACGGCAGGTCCGGCATGGCGTCGATGGAATTTTGCTTTATATCGAAGCCCAGTTCGCCTTCGAAGATGAAACCGGTGTCGCCTTCGGCGCAGGAAACGGTCACGCCCTGGCCGTCTTTCAACAGCTGGGTGGCGTTGCCGCAACCGACTACGGCCGGGATGCCCAGCTCACGAGCAATGATCGCCGCGTGGCAGGTACGCCCGCCACGGTTGGTGACGATGGCACTGGCGCGCTTCATCACCGGTTCCCAGTCCGGGTCGGTCATGTCGGAGACCAGCACGTCGCCTGGCTGGACTTTGTCCATCTCGGAGACGTCTTTGATGATGCGAACCTTGCCGGCGCCAATGCGCTGGCCGATGGCGCGGCCTTCCACCAATACGGTACCGGTTTCTTTGAGCAGGTAGCGCTCCATGACATTGGCCGAAGTGCGGCTCTTCACGGTTTCCGGACGGGCCTGCACGATATACAGCTTGCCGTCGTCACCGTCCTTGGCCCATTCGATGTCCATCGGGCACTGGTAGTGCTTTTCGATGATCATCGCTTGTTTGGCCAACTCGCTGACTTCAGCGTCGGTCAGGCAGAAACGCGCGCGTTCGGCCTTGTCGACTTCAACGGTTTTTACCGAACGACCGGCCTTGGCCTCGTCGCCATAGATCATCTTGATGGCCTTGCTGCCCAGGTTACGGCGCAGGATGGCCGGGCGACCCGCTTCGAGGGTGCCCTTGTGTACGTAGAATTCGTCGGGGTTGACCGCGCCCTGTACGACGGTTTCACCCAGGCCGTAGGCGCCGGTGATAAACACCACGTCACGGAAGCCGGATTCGGTATCGAGGGTAAACATCACGCCGGCGGTGCCGGTTTCGGAACGGACCATGCGCTGCACGCCGGCAGACAGGGCAACCAACTTATGGTCGAAGCCCTGGTGCACGCGGTAGGAAATCGCGCGATCGTTGAACAGCGAGGCAAATACTTCCTTGGCCGCGCGGATCACGTTTTCCACGCCGCGGATGTTGAGGAAGGTTTCCTGCTGGCCGGCGAAAGAAGCGTCGGGCAAGTCTTCGGCGGTAGCCGACGAGCGCACGGCAACGGCCATGTCCGGGTTGCCGGCCGACAAGGTGGCGAACGCGGTGCGGATTTCTTCGTTGAGCTTCTCGGGGAACTCGGCTTCCATGATCCATTGGCGGATCTGGGCACCGGTCTTGGCCAGGGCATTGACGTCGTCGACGTCCAGGGCATCCAGCGCGGCGTGGATCTGAGCATTGAGGCCGCTCAGTTCGAGGAAATCGCGGTAAGCCTGGGCCGTGGTGGCGAAACCACCCGGCACCGAGACACCGGCGCCCGCAAGATTACTGATCATCTCGCCGAGGGATGCGTTCTTGCCCCCCACATGCTCTACATCATGGACGCCGAGCTTATCGAGGGAAACTACGTACTCTACCAAGGTGGACCCTCCATCTTTGCCTCTTCATAAACCTAAACGACTGATCTGCTTAGGATTTTCCTTATGAAGACTGCTGGTAATAGCCTCAATTTAGGCCGGAATGTTAGAATACTGTTAGAAAACTGTCACCTTTTGACGTGCCCTTTGGGGCCACCTTGGGTGTACCGCAGGACCGGAGTCTACTACCTAAGGCTCCGTCCTTCAGGAAAATCTAAGGGTTCAATCACACTGTCATTACGCACACGCCACAGAGAAGCCGCTATGCGTCGTAGTAAACGAATCCAAGCCACAATCCATGCGTTTCACTTAGATCAACCTGACGCCTCCTGGGAGGAGCTGAGGGGCTCCATGAAGGACCTCGCTGAGGCCACCTTATGGGAGCTGATCGACCTTGAGGATCGTGAGGCCAAGTCCCTGGAATACTCAGAGCTTCTTGAGGACCTCCAGCACATAGGGGCGACTCATCCGCTCACCTCAAGTCAGGTCAAGGCGTATAAGGCTGGGGTCAAGATTGTCCAGGCTGCCCAGGAGAGACTCCTTAAGGGCGACCCTGAGCCCCTGGGGGAGCTTATTGACGACCTGGAGAAGGAAGCCCAAGCGGTCCCTGCGATAGCGCCTGAGGTAGCTCTTAAAGAGGCCCAGGAGGCTGTCTCGAAGACACCTGAGGTCATTACCTTCAGTACACTTGCGGAACTCTACCTGGCAGAGCAGCAGGACCAACTAAAGCCTGCATCCCTGAGGGACATGAAGAGTGCCTGTAAGACCCTTACGGCTGCTCTCACTAATGAGGATGGTATTGAACTAAACCTCAGAGAGCACACCAGGGAGGACATGACGAACCTTAAGGCATCCCTTATTCCTGGACGTAAACCTCTTACGGTCAATAAGTTGCTCACTCGGTTATCCACGATATTCACCTGGGCGGTAAACAGTGGGTATCTCGAAAAGACTTACAACAAGGGCTTAAAGATCACCAAGGGCGCTGAGAGTGGCCGTAAGGCCTTCACCGCTGAGCAGACCAAAAGAGTCATGAAGGCTATGGGAGCCATGCCGGTTCACTCCTGGAAGCGCTGGGCGATGTCCTTAGGGGTCATCACTGGGGCTCGCATTGGGGAGGTCTTCCAGTTGACCAAAGCGGATGTCCGTAAGGTAGGTGACGTTACCGTCATCGACATTAACGAGAACAATGGGAAGACCCTAAAGAACAAACACTCGGTTCGCTTAGTGCCACTTGTGGATGGAGCCTATGGGTTTGACCTAAAGGCATTCCTTGAGTTCGTTGAGGGGTGTGAGACTGAGAAGTTGTTTGATCGTGTAAGTCATAACTTCACGAGGGTACTCAATGAGACCCTGAGGGACATCCTTGACCTTGAATCCGGTGAGGGCCTGACGTACCACTCCCTACGGCACTCCTTGGCGTCTTTAATGAAACACCAGGGGATACAAGTGAGCATCGTCCAGGACATCCTGGGGCATAGCTCACAGACCATTACGTTCGACCTTTATGGTGGCGATATGCGTCTGGCTGTAGGGAAGCTCGAACAGGCCCTCAAGGATTCCTTTGGGGTCTAAGGGATATAGGTGATCCTCATTGTTCGGATGAGGATCACCACCATTACTACGTCACTGACCACAGCCACCAAGGAGAAGACAAAGGGCAGTCTCCAAGCCTGAGCTGAGTGATGCCCCTTGAGACACACCCAGAGCAGCAAGGACAACACCGAGAAATCGGTAGGTGACACGATTGGTCGCTATGGCCTTTAGGACGCTTACAGCCTGGGCCATACGCATACCATTACGCTCCTGTCTGTAGTGAGGACTTTAAGTAGGAAACGGAGGGAGGACCTAAAGGAAACTGTATATAACCTTTAGGCCCCCCCTTCCCTTATAGTGAGGGTTTTTGGAGGCCCCGTGTTTCAAGGCCTTCAGCCGAGGTAGTTTGAGCCAAACCCACCATCGTCATCCTCCCATCGGATGGTCACGTCGCCTCCCATGACCAGCATCAGGCGCACATCAGCGTGCCCGTAGAGGTCGTTCTCCATGTGTTGCTCGATGAACTCCCCGAGAAGCTCCCGTGAGCCCTCCTCGCTGTTCTTCTCCATGCTCTCCACAAAGAACTGAACGCCAATGGCGAGGGCATCCAGCCGGTCATCGTGGGCCAATGCGCCACGGTCCCTGGTGAGCCTTGTGAGCTGGTAGAACCCGCAGTAGCGCACATCGAACTGACCATCAGAGTTACAGGCTGATCGGTAGTCATCCTCAATGACGGACTCCTGGACCACCAGCTTGTGGGACCCCATGACAGGCTCCAGAACGTCCGCTATGCGAAGTTCCTTCTGACCCTTGGACTTCACCTCAGTGATGGTGCAACGGTGCGTCTTGGTCATCACAGGGCTGAATAGCTTGAGGTACATACCGTCACCGAAGTTGCCCTCAATGACCACCTCGTTGACCTTCCACTTCTTGCCGATCTTAGCGAGAGCCTCCAGGGTCTTGTCTTCGTAGCCTCCCCGGAATCCACCCCACTCCATCAGGTAGATGTAGCCGTTGAGCTGAAACAGTACGGCATACCCTGTTTCGTCCTTACCGCGACCACTGGGGTCGATCACCAGGATACGAGACTCGTAGGCCATGAAGCTCGAACTGGCCTCCTGGTAACGATGGTAACGATCACCCTTAAGGCCCACGTTAGGGACGTCCTCAAGCGCGTTAGAGGCGTTTGGGAGCCACTGGTAGGTCAGAGGTGCCTTCTCGCCATCCAAGGCCGCTACGATCAAATCACGCAGTTTCAGAGGGTAGCGCTCAGCGTCCGATAGGTTCGGGTTGAGCATGAACTGGAGGGCAAAACCCCCCTTCCCGTAGGACAGCTCACGTTCCCGCAGGTCCGTATCGTCGAAGCGTACAGGGTCTGTAGGGCTCCAGAAGAGCGCCTCGGGGTTCTCCATCAGCTCCTTGTGGAGCATAGGGGCAAGGCGAATCCCGTAGTTCTCCAGGTCCTTCCAGTCCTTTGGATACCGGGCAGGCCAGATAGTGGTCGTGTAGCCACGGTTCTCCAGCTCACGGTAGAGGGTCATCTCTGTCTGAGGGGTCCCCAGGTAGATGATCGTCCCTCCAGGCTTCAGGATCGCATCGAACTCCTTGACGAGTTCCCCGAGTCGATCACGAGCGGCCTGAGTGGCTGAGTTGTTTGGAACCTCCACGTCATCCGCGATGAGGATGTCAGCACGGCTACCAGTGAGCTGGCCGGTGATACCCACGGACTTAACGGATGGCGAGTGGTCAGGACTGGCAGGCCCCACGTCGAAGCTGATGGTGGAGTCCCGCTGACCAGGACGTGGCTTCAGCTCGTGGAGGAACGGTAGGAGGTCGATGATCCTCTTAATGAACACCGAGTTGGCGTCCGCACGTTCCTTGGATGCCGAGACGATCATGAACTTCAACTGTGGGTCGTTCCACAGCTTCCAGACCACAAAGGCACAGGTGATGAAGGACTTGCCGATCCCTCGGAACGCCTGGAGGATGAACCTTCGGTTATCCCCGGCGCTCAGCTTGCGGGCCATGTCGATCTGGCACCGTGTGGGCTTAGGGAGCCCCAGGGCCATCCAGAGGACGAACAGGAAGGCCACAAAGTCCGCCCGCATCCGATCAAGCTGCTTCTGATCGTTACTCATGGGCCACCTCCTTTTGGAGGGACCTGATGACGGCCTGGAGGGCCTCTACTTGGTCGTCGGCTCGCTTGGCTTGTCCGACAAGAAATTCAGCAGCTCTGCTTGATAGCTCGGCTTTACCATCAGAGACGGGTCCACAGTGACCTGTGACTGCGCACACACGGGCATCTGCGAGTTCGACCCGCAGCCGGACACCATCAGCACGCAGCTTAGCGACAGTGCCAGCAGCATCCGCTTGATGATCCTTGAGTTTTTGTTGCCATTGCTTTGAGATTGCATCGAGTTCTCCTTGGGACGCCTTGCGTTCCTTATCAAGTTGTTCCCGGAAAGTGATTTGAGCTGTGAGGGCTTCCTGTTCAGCCTTGTGGTCACGCACTGAGTATCCCCAGGCGAAGGTCAATCCCATGACCAAGGCCACAACGAAAAAAGCCCCCACAGCTTTGGCTATGAGGGCTCTCATTCAAATTCCTTTTAGTGTCTGACTTGTTCTTCTTCCGTCAGGTCAGGTACTTCATCCAGGGCAGCAGCGAGAGCGCCCAGAAGGCCTGCATCAGGCTGGAGCTTCTGGATGGTGAACTTGTGACGGTCGAGGTATTTGCCTACGGCGTTGTAGAGCTGAGGGGTGCGGCGTTCAGGGTCTCTGAGGTCAGCCAGCAGGTTGCGCCCAGTCTCTGTGTCGATAGCCTCAAGCAGTTGCTCAAGGACGGATTGGGACATAAGGTCACTCCTTTGGTTTGGTCTCCTTGACGGCCTTATAGACAGCGAGGCCGGTCATTACGACTGTGTAGAGGATGGCACTCACGTAGAACCACTCGTTCAAGGTGAGGCCGAAGATGAGACGGCTTACTGCATCAGTAGCAGCCGCCCCAGCAACGGGAGTCGCTTGGACAATCCCGTTGTTGAAGTCGATTTGAATCATTAAGGTCTCCTATTCGGACTGCGCCATGAGAGTGGCTAACTGCTTCTGAATGGCTTCCATTTGGGCCATTAACTCAGCGGCAGTAGGCTGTGGCTTCGGACTTGGGACCCACGCAACGTAATCCCCGATAGGGCCTGCTGCGAGGTCCTCTGTAAGTTCCTTGAAGGCCACCCGACCATGTTCTTCTACGTCATAGGAGGTGGCCGTGAAGGGCATCCAATCGACGCCCAGAGAGGTGCCGTCAATCAGGACGGTCACTGCTTGTTTCGTTTCGTCTGCCCATACGGCAGAGCCTGTTTGATATTTCATCATCCTACCCTCTGGCAAAGTGTGATTGAGTCAGTGCCTGAGCCGTCAGCGTTAGCTATGCAGCCCATGACACGCCATGTGCCGGACGATCCATAACCGGTGTGGATCCAGCCGGTAGCGGAATACCGCAAGTTACCTCCAGCAACGAGACTGCCTGGAGTTGTGCCACCACCACCGCCAACTGCCATCAGCGCATAGGAGCCAATGCTGTCAGCCGAGGTAAGGCTGGCTACGTCTGACTGGAAGGTGTCGGATGTGATAACCCGAGCGTTGACACCCCCGTTATTCATCAGGTACAGGCGGTTGTCGTCGTTAAGCCACAAGGCAGCGGCATAGCGGCCAGCAGAGTGGAAACCCAGAGCTGGGTACGATCCGTCAGGTGCCTGGAGCTGGAGCTGGCAGTTCCCGTACATGGAAGGGTTAGCTGTAACCCCAGTCTTGTGAAGGGTGTTCTGGCCGCTACCAGCATGAACGGTTAGCCCGTTCGTGTTTACGCTGTTGCAGGTAACGTCATTGAATTGAGAGCGGCCATCAGCGAGGAACTGCCCAGCCAACTGGTTGCCCGCCTGGACCCGGACAGAGTTATCCGTAGCTGCGTAGATCAGGCCACGCTGGGTGCCGTTATTGTTGTAGAACCCAACGTGGGCATTCGCACCCGCAGTGGCAAGAATCTGGGCAAGTCCAGAAGTGATCTGGAAGGAACTCTTAAATGCAGCACCCCCATTGAACGTGGCCGATCCATTTACGGTCAGCCCGAAGTTCGCTTGGAGCAGCCCAGACTTTAGGGCGCCAATGCGCTGTTTCCCAGCGGCATCATCGGTCACCCAGAAGTCACCATTAGGACTCGCAGAGAGTCGAAGGCGCTGGGTCCCATCGTTGCCGCATAGACTGTAGGATACCTCGGCGCTTGGAGCGTCAGCCCAGAGGTAGCTCATCCCACCCTTGACGACTTGTTGACCTTTCCATGTCACAGTAGTCCCGGAGACGGACTCCAAGGCCCCACCCAGGGAGTTCATGTTGCCCAGCTTATCGGCCTCAGTCTTCGCACGGTCAGCCTCAGCCTTCGCACGGTCAGCCTCAGCGGCAGCTAAGGGAACCTGGGCGGCACTTGCGGAAGCCGAGTTGGCACTTGCGGTTGCACTTGCAGCAGACTTACGGCTGTAGTGCAGCGACGAATACCGAGAGTCAGCTACCGGTTGATCCTCAGGGTTCGCTGCCCACTTCGATGCGCTGGTCTCCGAGGCCGCAGCGGCAGACTGAGAGCTACCCGCTTGGTTCTTGAAGGTCTCAGCGGCGTTCCGGTAGGTCAGCGTTGTGTCCCGATACTGAGCCGTCAAGGTGACAGAGGTCGCAGCGGCACTCGCAGAGCTTGCCGATTGACTCGCAGAGTTCGCAGCGGCGTTGGCCTGCTGCTCCGAGCGGTTCGCTTGGTTTAACGCAGAGCCAGCCCATTGCTGATTCATGTGGAGGTTCACCGCATCCCCAGGATCGACAGCATCTGCCACGTTGACGATGCGCCGTGCTCGGGCATCCAGGTTCCCGTTGGTGTCAGTACCAATGGTATCCGTCACCGCGTTACGGGCCTCTTCGGCCACATGGAGGGTCTGGACCTGGGACACGTTCATGTCAGAGGCGCGCAGAATGGAGCCATCCGTGAAGTCCACCAGACGCTCAGACGCACTGGTCTCCCGGCGAACTTCGATCCAGGAGTAACCTGAGGCAGGTGTCCACAGGACGTTAGTTCGGATGGATGTACTTGAAGTGAACCTAAAGTCCGTTGTGAGGATCAGCTTTCGTCTACCCGCAGTACCAATCAAGGTGACGGACACAAAGCGCCGTGCGAGGTACTCGAAAGGGACCGTAAAGTCCTGCTGGCTCCCATTCAACGGATAGGTATAAACGGTTGTAATCGCCATACGTTCTCCTTGTGTATGTGCATAAAGAAAGGGACCCGTAGGTCCCCTTAAAGTGAGGGCTTTTAGCGTTGCCGCTCGACCCCTTGTTGTTCAGCTAATCGCTGCATTAAGGATTGCGTTGCAGGGTCATTGGGGACGAACTGCTTGAGGGCATTCCATATGCCCGTCCTGAAGGCCAAGTCATCGGTACTCCGGTCGCCCGTTGCGAGCTGATACCCGTTGTACCCAAGGCCAATCGCTAAGTTGGCCGCTACGTTAGCCGCTGGGACTTGCTCAGCGATTCTCCCGAAGGCATCTCCGGCCATATCGGAACTTAGCGGGTTGTACTTAACGGCATAGGAGCGCTCCTGGCGTTTCTCCCGAGGGAGGATGGAGGTACGCACCATTGCCGCTGAGTCAAACCCAAAGGGAGCCGTGATGTAGTTGGAGGCACCCAGAGGGGCACCCACACTGGAACTCCTGGAGATAGCCGCATAGGCCAGCATTGAGGGGCTCAGGGCCTTCTCTTTGTAGTCCTTGCGGGCACGCTCAGGCATACCCAGGGCTTTCAAGTGGACGGACCCAGCGTAGAACGCAGTGGCGAGTCCCACGGAGATGACTGCCTGCATGACCTGATCGAGGGCCTGTCCGTTCTTGGTGGCCTCCATCCAGCCGCGCATAACGCGACCATTGAGGCTCCTCAGGACAAACATTTTGAACTGTAGAGCCATCGCCCAGCCCGCCCCGTACTGCTTAGAGGGCGCATAGGACATCTTGTGGGGACGCAGCATCGTTTCATCAGCTACGCGATCCCCGAGGCGGTAGAGGTCCATAGAACGGACATCTGAGGCCAGCCCCTCAGGGTTCTCAATGCGCCACTTGCCGGACTTGCGGTCCTGCTTGAAGTGGGCACGAATGAGGTCCTGAATTCCCTTGAATTGCTCAGGGGAGATAGATGCAGAGCGCAGACGCTCAGGGCTGAACAGGTCAGTCACCTTGCCATTCAGGGTGTGGTCGATGAGGTCAACCAGGGCACCTTGACGGCCAGCGTCCAGGATGTAGTTACCAGACTCCCTGAGAAGCCAAGTGAACGGAGAGCGAGCTGCCAGTTCCTGAGTGCCGTACTTGATGGTCCCCATTGTCTGCGCCCAGAATTCACTGCTGTTCTGACGGAGGCTATCAACGATGTCCTGGCGGGATGGCCGGATGATGTCGTCAAGCTCCTTACCGAACATCAGACCGTGGAGGTCCTTAATGTCCTCAGGTGCCAGTCTGGCGTCCTTAGTGGTCCACTGCTTGAGCAGAGGGATACCTTTCAGGAGCATCCGCTGGTGGCCCTTAACTACCATCGAGGCAATCTCAGTGAGGTTCTGAGCGCCCATGTAGGCGTTCTTTGAGAAGAACCCGAGGTCAGTCAAGGCCCGTGCAGCAGTCGCCCAGGCGTTATCTGGGTCCCTACGGGCACGCCCAGTGAGCATCTTCAGGGCATCCATGAGGGCATCAGCCTCCTGGGACGCTTTACCGTGCATAGCCTTTTGGCGCATACCGTTGGCGAGGTTCTTGAGTTCCCTTGTGGTTTTCCCAGTGCCTCCCATGATGGCAATGTCACCGTTCACCCTACGGTCATACTGTGGGACCACCCTCAGGAGGTTGAAGTCCCTCAGGTCGTTCACGGAGAACATCCCACCGTCCGGCATTGGGATCTGCATGTCGGAGTCGAAGAGGTTACGGGCCTCCAGGTAGTCGTTGTTCTCCAGCCCTGCGCCATCCTTGAGGTGCTCTTCGACCAGGGAGTTGGCCGTGAACTGGTTGGAGTGGCTGATACCGTAGGCCTTGTCACGGGCGTACTTCTCTACGGCTGCCTGGAGTTGCTCAGGGGTCATCGGCTTGGCCTGAGGGTTGCCCTTGTTGGCCTTGTCAAAGCCCTCCTGGATCATCGCGTCCACACGCTGACGGACCTTAGGCCTGGACACATAGGAAGCCATCCAGGAGTGGACGATTGCGTCCTGTAGACCCTCTTCCCCACCAAACCGCTGGAGGGCCTGGAGCTTCGCCTCACGGCTGTAGCGCTGAGGGAAATAGGTCGAGAAGTGCCGAGTATCCTCCAGGAGGGCCTTAGCACGCAGGTCCCCGAACTGAGCCGGGTTGCTGATGTAGTCCCACTTCTGGTTCATGTGCTTGCGCAGCTCGTCCAGGAGCTTCATCTCTGGGGGAGTCAACTTGGCTGGCGTATCGGCCTCCAGGGCCTCTACCACACGACGACTGATCGCCTCCCTGCGTGCCCCTTCGGACATATTCTGAGCACGCCAGAATGGGTCCTTGAGGGCCTCATCGAAGCCTTCAGACAGCCGTAGGTGGACTGTGTGATCCTGGCTACGGAGACGCTCAGCGATGTCCGAGGCTGTAGGCCCGAACTTACCGTTGGAGCCATCTGTGTAGCCTGTGGAGGACCGGAAGAGGTCCCGCGCCACTGAGCGCATCTCCTCGGAGTCAGAGCGACCCAACTTCAGACCGATCTCTGTTAGTCCACCCATAGTCGCCCCGAAGGCTGCCTTAGGGTTCCCATTGAGTTCCGCAAAGGTCTCCACGGTCTTCGGGTTGATCGGTGAGCCACCACTATGGATCGCCCCGTCGAGTGTGCGGGCAGCATCAGCATCGAACGGCACATCCAGGTAGTCGCCTGCTGGGC